GTCTGTCGGTGCCTTGAGGAATATCACCCCTGACGGTATTGTAGCCTATTATTCTTATTGGTGCAGTGTATGTTGGGACACATCCCGCATTAATGGTTTCTCCAAGCGTGTACGTACCGGGCTGTACATAAATATCGTTGCCAGCTGTCTTATTAACAGCAGCCCAAAACTCGTGGTCCAGACTTCCACCAATCTTAACGGACCCACCTACGTTTATAGAAACAGTGTTTTTGTTTGCCCCACAAGAACGGTCAATCGTGACCTGAGTACCGCTGGTATAGGCTATGATGCAGTACCAGTTTGCTGTAGTTCCACCACCCGTTATGTATACGCAGTTACCACACATAAGAGCAGTAAACGAACCAGCCGTAGCGGTAGAAAGAATTGTACCGGTGGCGTCGGTAGTTACATTGGCTAAAGTCAACTGAGGATCGGGTTGCTGAGAATAATCGGTTCCACCGTATGCTCCAATCTGAACCCATCCATCTCTCTTAGTATCGGGATCAACACCATCGTCCAGTCTGACATAAACAGTGCTGTATCCAAGACCATCATTATCGCCCCAATCCCACTGACCCGCAGTTAGACTCCCTAGTGTACCATTAGCGTCCAACCTACAGGTTCCATCGGTAGTACAACTGGTGGGCTCTGTAAGGGCGGGGTTTCCACCAGCAGCGGTCTGACAGTAGTATTCATTAGTTCCAAGGGCAGACTTTACCCATTTATATGTGGAGTTTACAAGGGAAATCCAGGTAAACCCACCACCATGGTCGTTGCCGCCAGTTGTTCTTATTTCCCACACTGTATTTGCTGCAATGGTCATGCTAAGACCTCAATTACTTGATCTTTACTTTCAGTTGAATAATCAGCGAATCACCAGCCAGCATCGTACGTTGAACACTAGTTGCCACTACACCAACGAGGGACCCAGTATTGTTAAGGGATGTTCCAAGGAATCCACCGTCTATTGGTCCTATACTACCACCAGCGGCTGTGATCGTAACCTCCTTGGACACCGCACGCCAATCACCATCCCCGTCTATTTCCATCGTTGGAAAACCAATACTCGAACGCTCAATAACAGACCTTGCATAGCCGTAACCGCTTGGTTCACCCGGAATCGTTGCAAGAACCGTTGCCTTGGATATTGACCCTCGGTAAAGACCAACCCAGAAGTTAGTGAAAGGGAAATACACAGTATCACTGGCACGCATGAATACGTCCGTAATGGCCTTATTGCCCTCTGTCGTCAAGAGATTGTGAACTGACTCCTGCCATATCATTAAACCGTTATGAATATGCCTTAAATTCCAAATGCAAGACCATTTCGCTCGCATATCATTCTCCTATTCCATATTAACACTAACGAAATCAACGTCGTAGAGCTTCGCTATTTGTCTCATGGTCGGTGTGATATTACCATCCCCGTCTTGCTGATAACGGACATAAATATTCAAACTTGGCGCTGGACTTATATCCAACATCAAACCGCCGCCCGTGTAGTCGATTGTACCAGATATTGTGTAACCGCCGGCGCTGTTAAATGTGCCGGCACCAAAACCACCATCGACATCAGTAGTTACATACACGTCATCGACGAACAACCTTGCAGACTCCGGAAGAATATCAGTGGCTTCCAGTGTTGCACCATAGTCACAAAACGACGAGTAACTAGGTGACAGGTCCCTAAGGATTTCCAGTACCATGTTTGCATACGAAACACCGTCAGTCCCTCCAACGGCTCCGAGCACGACGCTGTACTTAACGATTTCACCAAGTCTCGTGGTATCACCAAGTATAAACTGTTCGGTCACAGCAGCCTCAGCCAAAGTCTGTGTATTGGACAACGAATGACCCTGCTGAACCCTCATGGTTAGTCTTGGAATTACTTGAAGAACCACTGGGTCGATGAACTCGTACCTAGTGGTGAGTTCTGCATAGTTAGTGTAAAGGTATTCCGACAGAGTATTTGTAAACGTCGTGTCTGCCCACAACCATTCCTGCAACAGTATGCAGATTCTAGCGATACCACGCATTGAGATCATCGAAGGTACGCCAGCCGCTAGAGCCTCTTCGGTTTCTCCCCACACGTTTACGTTAGCAATACCAGGATAGTTTTCGAGAATTGCGTTGTAGTCATCGCGTGTGACCGCTCTTTGACCAGTTCGGAACACTCTTGGTGCTTCGTACCGGATTTCTTCGATACCCTCTTCATCATCTCCACCGAGAAACGAACTTGGATTGGTAACCGTCACCGTAACCGATGCCGAGTTCTCGTCGTAGACCGTCGAATTGACGGTTGTGATCATCCCGGTATTAGCAACGTTACCAGACAAACCAACCGATTCAATGTATTGAATGTCTATTTTTAGTCCGTTAGCTGGAGATAAACCGTTCACGTTGTCGCCAAACTTTATGGTAACCGTGCCTTCCACGTCATTTAGTATTTGATAATGCTTAGAAGAGCTATCACTATCAATGAATGAATCAACTACGTCCCATTCCACTGAATCAACAACGACCCTAACCGTTCGGTTCGCAGAATTAGCAGAGTTCTCTACAGCAGTCGAATTGATTAAGTATTCTTGATTCGTGGCACCACTTGCGGCAACCTCCATCCGCACAAGACTGCCTTGAATTGAACTGACGGTGACCGACGTTTGACCCTTCTCGATTGTTGCTTCCTCGTTCGTCAAATATTTAATACCAGACGCCGACTGGCATTCGGTATACTTAGGAATGAACACGGTCACGGTAAGCGAAGGGGTAATACCAAACGTAAGGTTACCAGTGGCCGACGATTTTCTCTTGGGTTGGTAATTGAGTAAAGCCACGAGATTCTTAACGCTGGACAAAAGACGAGCGGTTGGAAGAAACGACTCAGTAGCTCTTCTTTCCGTGTAATAAAGACCCACGTTCAATGCATACGCCACCAACTCAATCAGTGTCTCACCAGTACCGGATCGGTACGTGTCACGCCATGAATCGGTTAGTTTAATCCGATCCTGAAAGGCCAAAACGAGGTCTGCCCAATCATAATTAGCGTAGTTCAAAGTGGGCGTGCTCATACAACCCCCATTTCAGTTAAACTTGGGCAAAGCCTTGAACTGTTATGATTCCAACACAAAACCTGAAAATCGGTCGGAAAGTTGTTACGAATTAACCATCTGTACACCCACACGGAACCACCAATCTTTCTTCGATGTTCTGCACCATCATTGTTGATATGGTCTATTGTAAGCAGATCAATATTAGTTTCACCACAGCAGGTACAACGGCCGCCATACTGAGAGATGACCTTTTCTTTCCTCTTTCTTATTGTTGAACGGTCACTTTTTGCATGATTACTATTCAAAACCGTTAGTCTTCTTTCTTCAACGTATTTCAACCAGTTGTGGTTCCAACATAATATCTGAAAGCCTAATGGGAAGCCATTCCTTCTTAGAAATGAATAGACCGAACGTACACTGTGATTCTTCGTCCTTTGTTGCTTTCCACCACCGTTTACGTGGTCGATGGTTAAGAAGGCCGGATCGGTGATACCACAGACGGCACAGCAACCACCATAATTGGAGAGAACTTCAACTTTAATCCTTTGTTGATATTCTTTCTTCTGCGATTTTATTCTATCAGCGTTTCTTGCATAGTATTCGCTAAACGCCCTCATACGATCTCGCCTTTGATTGACGTGACATATTCGTATATCCTGGCCTGTCCAGAAATGATAAATGAAACTTTAACTGATACAGTGTTCATATCGGGCTCTTGATACATATTAACTTCAACAATTTCAACCCGATCGTCCCACAGCTCAATAGCATTCTTGATTTGTCTCGAAAGGTGGGTCAGGACAGCCGAGTTCATATTCTCGAATAACACTGACCGCAACGAACATCCGAACTGGGGCAGCATTACTCTCTCACCCGGAGACGTACGGAGAATATTATCAATCGATGTCATGACAGCATCGACGTTGACGGCCCTACGAATCTGACCAAGGGCATCACGATTCAGCCGACCGTCTAGATCTGACCATATCTCTCCAACTGATACCACCATCACCCACCACAAAAAGTCTACGAGATATCCGATATTTGTATGGTGTACCCCTATGTACCAAGTACACCGATCAACAGCCCTTTAATACTATTCCACGGCCGGTTACTTAATCAATAGTTTCCTTCGTCTTTTAAATCGATGCTTGATTCTGGAAGCGGTAGATTCTTCTCCGGTTTGATGGATGGTATCAGAACTGGTAGATCATTCGTGTTACCCATAACAATAGCAACGAACTGGAAGTTAGTAAGTCCACCCACCTTAAGGGCGGTATCGCACAACGCCTGTACTGCTTTTCGTCCGTCAGCATCAACCTGAATTATCATATCAACCCCTACCCTGCATACACTCTACGATCCACTGCAATGATTTTCGCACCGCAACTAGCAGTAGCGTCCATTGTAACCAGTAGCTTACTGTTACCATATGTTTTACTAATTACCGATGAAATAACAACATTTCCATGAGATGGGCAGTCCAAAATGGCCCCATCCACAGCCACCTCAAGTCCCCCGACGGTAATGGATCCATCCTGGCCAGAAGTAATTATACTTCCACCGTGTGTGGACGTATCGCCAACAACAGCCACGAGTTTACCACCACCGGGTGGAGGAAGAATTTTCTTTAGAAACTCTGAAAGACCCCACAGCGCTGCTCCGAATCTACCGAGCATATCATCCCCTACCTGATTTCACCACCGTACTCAATTTTCTGTGGTCCCGACGAACCCACAGGCTGTGTTCCTTGTTTGGAAATGACCCCGCCGTATTTTACATGCAATCCCCATGCCGGTCGATCGTTGATACCGTTATCAACGTTGTTCTCAGAGTGTAATAGAGGACAGCCTATAGACGAGATTCCGTAGGCTACTTTCCCTAGTACATTGCTCCTACAAAGCATCATCGAGGATTTATATGCCTGGACATCGTGACCATATTGTGCGGCTGTGCCAAAGACATAGTTATATCCAAAGAGCATGTAGAATGATAAGTACCAGTCCACCCCGGCACTAGGGGCTGAACAATTAATCTTCATCTTCAAGTTCCGCAGTATTGTTACTGGAACCATACAACCATTAAACTGAAAGACTGAAATTGGGGATGCGGAAGCGTCAAGAAACACTTGTTGCGTTGTATGACAAATATCGGATGAAACCTCTGCGGTGTTACCCTGGATAGTAAGAATACCCCCACCATAAAATCCGTTTATTCGTATTGTTTTGTCTACTATATAAACACCGTCAGAGAACTGAATAACTACTACACTGCCAGAAGCAATATACCTATCAATAGAGTCCACTTGTACCTGTATTTCATCTACAGACATTTGATTATTTACGGTGATCGTAGTGTCCATTTATCTCCTATTCATAAGATGTAATTATCCGATTATATCACCAAGTACACCGTCCCTATGCCCTAATTATACCACCTAATTCAATGAATTCATTTGCTGTAGACCCAGCCGGTTGCGTACTTCCCTTACCGATTGTTCCAGCATATCGAGCAGCCAACCCGTAGAGTGGTGCTACGACGGTATCATCGTTCACATAAGAAAACATCGTCGCATTCTGGGCACCAATACCAAAATTGAACCTCGTAATATAGTTCTCCTGAGCATGAACTGTGGGAGTGTCCGCCACAAAAATCCCATATCCTTTAGTAGTAGCAGTCCCTATACACCAATTATACCGAATGTCCATGTTCTGGCAACGACTACCTTGGATAGCTATGTCGGTCCAGGCCGAGTCAGACTTTGTCCGTATCGCAAGGTTATAGACCTGCACAAGTAGAGCACACAAACTGACAGCGATTACTGTGCCATTAGCAGCACCGTGATCAATGTACACCGACTGAGTTGTGTGTAGGTCGTCCGCATTTGCCTCACCCCGGTTGCCAAAAATAGATACGATCCCAGGACCCAGGAACTGAGTCCAGGTAAGTGTAGAGGCAATCGTATACGTACCGTCCCCGAACTGAAACGTCAAGGTCACACCGGGGCCAATGTACTTGCCGCAGGCGTCTATCAGAGCCTGCATCGTAGCGGCCGTCATATCAGAAGTGAAGTTTACTGTCTTGTTCACCAATTCGCAGGAAATAGGCCCCACGTTTTGAACCAATACCTTCTTGTTTGTGCCAACACTATCGTCGTAGGAGGCCAGATAATCGGCAGCACGATCAGGTGCGGCATCCGCTGTTAGTCCAGTTATATCACCCGAAGCCCCAATCGTTCTTACAACTGCCATTATTTCTCCTACGCCAACGTGTAAATCGGCTGGTAGTACGCCTGATCCGTAAGTTGATTTCCATCATCCTGAACATACACCTTGACGTATCCTTTAAGTGTGGCTGTAGCAACGTCCGCCGCCTCTACGATGCTTTGTGTGAGCACACCGTTGGCCGATGTACCGATGAACCGGATGAACTCTTCCGACACATCCGCCTGATCTAATACCATCGGCGGTACTGCACCCGACGTGGATGACTGGTCAATGTGCAACTTGCCTAACATTCCGGTAGTCAGACCTATGCCGATGTTCTGGTCCAGGTCTATAGCCATCGCAGCATGGTTGTGGGTTCTGAAAAACAAAGGGTGGTCCGTCATCGTAGCAAGGGCATATCCGCCTCCCGTAGTACCGAAGAAACCCTCGATGTTGTTCAGGGTGTCACGAGCAAGAAAATACGCAGCACCCATCCCACATAACAGTAGCGTCTTATCTTTATTGGAAGTAAGGGTCGTGGTTTCGTACTTACCAATGCACAAGGCATAGTTAAGATTTGTGACGCCAGCACCTGGGTTTATGTGCATTCCGCCGTCTACAATCGTTTTGCCCGATGTGACATCGACTACACTGGCGTCATCCCAAACGGAAACACCGACAACACTGTTCAGACTTGTCGTGTAGGCTGTAACATAGGTGGTAGTTCCTGTTGCTACGAAATCAAACACCATTATGTTGTCTGTCGTCAGGTCATAGGTGATAGAAGAATAACCCAACTGATTTCCATTCAAGGCAGTTCCGGCCGCAAGGTAAACGTAAACGATGTTGGAAGACAACGTGCCGTAGTACGTGATGGTGGCACGATACCTGTGGTCGGCAACAGTGGTGATTGCCTGGGAGATATATCCCGCTGTTACATTGACGTTGCCTTCTGTGAGTGTGGCCTTACCAGCATTGGTAACGACATCGAATACTCCCGTCGCAGCACCACCAGTAAAGGTTGCCGTCCAGTCGTTCGTATCGTGGAAGTCGCCGTTGAGCAGCATCTCCGTAGTGGAACCTGCCGTATGCAACGCTGCCAACGGTGTGGTGGTGCCGATGCCCACGCGACCGTCAGCGTTGTGGTTGACGTTGAGATTGATGTCATTGTGTCCCGCTAACGACCATTCCAGCCCTGTCAGTGCGTTGTGTTGACTGGCCAGGTAGGTTCCTGCCGGAAGATTGGACACACTGCGTAGGTCTTGTGCCTCTACGAAAGTAGCCGTCCCACTGGCGTTTTTTAGGATGACCCGGTACAACAGTTTCATCTCTGCATAGGGCAGAGTGCCAAGTGTTAGACTCTCATACTTGTTGTTGGTACGGGCATCCGTCAGCAAACGATCCTGGCGTTGACCCATCAAGGATACAATAGGTCTGGTCACATCGCCCGTAGCGAAAATCCAATAGGCAACATGATAGTTGTTCGTAACATCCGTCGCGGTATTCACGTTGTTGTACTGTATGGTAGCAGCGTTCAGGTGGAAGTACAAAGTGGCCGCTGCATCCCACTCGAACTCTGCTGCCCCGTTCTTATACAGCACACTGCAGGTGGTCATAGGTGCGACGAAGATAAAGGACAAGTCCTCGTCGTCTATCTCACCAGCTGCTATCGAGAATGTCGTATTCCCAAATGTACCCGCCAACCCGGTGTTCCATCGCACGCCAACTGTCTCGTGCAGCAGTTCGTGAGTGGCCCAATCCATCACGATACCGTGCCGTTCATCAGCCAGTAGTCCCTTATTGGTGGTGGTGTTCCAGTACACTGTGGCAATCAACGGCACTGCGAATCCTGGTTGAGTGGTGGACTCAGATATGACCCCCGAAGCGTTGTAATAAATCCAGTGTAGCCCTGTAGTGTCAGCGATGGTCTTGGACACAGTGGTCTTCGTGGTCTTTACACCGGCAACGTAAATGTCGTGATTTCCGGTGATGGTGAACTCTAACGCCCCGTCGTTCCAACTTAGCGCCGCAACCCTATCGACAAATCCCGTAGGTTCAGAAGTTGCAGCACTCAAACCATAGGCAGCATTCCAGTTGGACTCCTCAGTAGTAGTAGGAATCACGTAGCCGGACGTAAGACTTAATACACCTGAATTGTTATCATAACTCAAACCTGTTACTGTTTCACTGATAGCGGCTCGGGCCAAAGCATCGGTATATTGGGTAATACTGCAACTGATAGTAATGCTTCCTGCCGCGTTCGACACACCAATCCCCGTACCGGCGGTCAGTGTGGCCAGTACCGGATCCCCACCAGTGGATCCAATCGGCAGTTGTCCATGGGTTGCTTGACCAAGAGCAGTAATGGCACTTGCTCCTGATCCAAGTAGAATACCCCCATCCGTCAGCGTACTAACTCCCGTACCACCATCGGTTACAGGAATATCAGTGCCTGCCGCCCTATAGATATAACCCGATCCAATGGTAACCGCAGTGGGTAGGTCAGCCCCCCACGTCGGTATGCCAGTTGCTCCTCCACCTACAAGAATCTGTGTCGTGGCTCCAGGCACCACAGTTTGCACAACCCCTGTAGTGGTTGTTCCAGCACACAGTACTCCGTAAGCCGTTAAAGCAGTTTGGCCTGTACCGCCGTGTGCCACGTTAATGGTAGGCATATCGCCAACAACCAGAGCTCGGAATGTGGGTGCCGCGGCTGCACCGGAAGTTGGACCTACCAAGACATAAGTAGCCGCTTGCGTGTCTAAAGACAGGGCTTGTCCTGTTAAGCCCAACAGTACGTCGGCCGATACAGCCAAAGACACAACCGCGTGATGGTCTCCGGCTCCGATACCACCAAGATCCCCGTGCACGGCACTACCAGACACCAAACCCGTCGTCGCTTTCAAGACCCCTGTTAGACCTGTAATGGTTAATGCGGTAACCGTAGGAGAATCGGTGTACTTAATACTTCCACCAGAAAGGTTCAGTATCTTGTTCGCCCCTACGCCAGTCTCATCGACAGTATAACTCCCCAACCATTTTAGATCATCCGACGAAACGCCAGCCGTATAAAACATGGAGGCAGTATCACCAGTCGCATGCGGGTGTGCGGTGGTAGACTCCCGTGCCCTTACTATCGAGTAGACATTCGGCGTACCAGAGTACGACGCCGTTACGACCTCTACGTTCGGGTCAAGTGGTGGCATTTGGTATAGCGTCGAATTCCATATCGTCAACACCAACGTACCTGCAGATGTTGGTAGGTTATGACTAGCACTGAGGGTAATACTCAGGTCCAGTGCGGTAATACCGGACGCTAACAAGCCACTTGCAAAATTTTTTCTTAAGAACGCTGCCATACTATGGATTCAAATTGACTGTTGCTCCAATAATATTAACGTCACCAACACCAGCGATATTGATTTCACCGGAACCGGTAATAGTAATATCGGCAGCGTCGATTATGACATCACCACTTATATTCATCTCGATATACTTGCCTGTTGGATGAGTAATCCTAATTTTCTGATCGGTATCGTCAATGTAAACAACGATACCGACTTTGGTCTTAATGATCCTTCTATTCGGATAGTTGGTGTTCTTCTCCGACGGCAAACCGTGAACACCATCGGGGGCCGAACCAATGTATACCGGTTGGTACACGTCACCTTCGAACATTACGAACACATTCGACCCAACTTCCGGCACCGAAAAGACACCGTAACCACCACCAGCGCCGGAACCAACTGGCTGCATTGGTACTGCCCACGGCAAATTCGCCGCAGCAATGGTGTCAAAAAGCCCAAAAACATTGACCTTGATTCGACCAAGCTTCAATGGATCATTGTTATCAAGGACTGACCCTCGATACAGGCCACTACAATTGAAATCGTCTTTCTGAAGCTCCACATTCATTTTCTTTTTAAGTTACCCGCCCGGATCAAAGACGTTGAAAAATTAGTGTCGATACCGTTTCTGGTTAATAGCAAACTAGTCATGAAACTGGAACCCAACAAATGGACAACCCGTGAAACCATCCAGTATCCGGACAGATGATACTGAAACAGTTGACCACGAGCTAAAGCCTCACCAAATAGCAACCTAACGACGTCACCAGGACTAGCATTCTCCATACCCCACGTGCTGATCCAGATATTTACGAAGTTATTGACTCGTTTGTAATAGTTCGATGAGACTCTTCCACCAAAATCAGTAGTAAAATCATTGCTACGACCAAGGCCAGTAATAAACACACTGTTATTACTGTTATCATCATCAATCAGCGTTCTCTCACCTAGCGCTGGGCAGTCGGCTGCGTCAATGGTACTCTCAACGAACGCACCGGTATCATAATTGAAGTACCCGTAATCCTGTGTCTTAGCACCGAGATCCACCAGCAGCTGTGAGTTGTCGAATATTCGGTATTCTACGACCGGATACAAGTCCTTGTATGGCTTTGATGCGACGATAAACCCGAATTTTACAGCCGACGACAACATTTCGTCGAGGCTCTTGAAGACTAAGGTTTGCTCTCCATCCACGTTCTTCACGAAGCAGTGATAACCAGTCTCACCGTTTCGACCGATCAGGTTATCTGACAGGTAATTTAGAAGCTTAGCATCAGTCCACCGAGGTTGAATGACTGTCTTATTATAGCTCAACGATGCACCAACCTCCGTCTTGGTCATCTGCATATCAACCGTTGCCAATGTCTCAATGCTGGTCTTGATATCTCCCGTTAACGCCCGTTTGTACACCGTAGTCAACAGATTGGGAACGTCAAGCACCCCCTCAATTGTATAATTGCGATCAGAGTCCGGCTTGCGTCTCTTGACAGCCAACTTGAAAGTGTTGAATCTCTCAGGGTTATCACTGCGGCCAAATTGAAGATCAATACTATTTAGTGTCTTATCATATGGTGCAATCTCGCCGAGAATACCAGTAGCATCCTTCAGTGCAATCTTAAACGTAGGTAGAATCCGGTCTACATCAAGGGTCACCGATATACTGTGAATCATCTGTGGTGATATCGGTACTTCAATGCCACCGAACCGAAGCCCCATACTATAATTGCCAACTATAAGCATCACACTACTCGAAAACGTTTGGCAAAGTCAATGATATCGATGCGGTTTGGAACAGTGAGTATCATCCCCTCAACGATATCGGTGAATGGGTTATCAATATTATTAAGAAACATTAACAACCACCAGAAGTCCACAAGTCCGTAGCACTTCAAACTAATGATCCACGGCCTCATAATATCGGCGCTGTTGACCCTGTAATACAGTGGCTCGTATTTCATTGGAAACGTAGCCATCGGATTCTGTAGGAAGTCACGTTCCTCAACACCATCAACAGTTACCTTGGCAAAAAAGTCCGTTCGGTTCATTATGCACCAGACAGAAAATTCTTGCTGTACATTCTAGCAAGTTCATCGGTGGTAATCATTTCGTAGGTTTCAAACGTAATGTCAACGCTAGCACTCACCGGGTCACCATCGCTGGTCATCATAATAGGCACCTCGCTGGAGACCTTACTAACGATTACGTTGTAGAAGGTTAAGAATCTACCAACTTCAATCACTATGATATCACCACCACTGGAATCTTCACGAATTCGGTTCTCCTTAGCTCGCCGGTTATTAGTGCCAAGGTCAAGGATTCCTTCAATAGTAAACGGACTCGGTCCGGGAGGGGACAACAAAGGAAAACTATCAAGGAACTCACCAGCACTAATTGCAGCATCGACCAACTCACCTCTCTTCAAATGACCAGCAGTCTCCGTAGCCTTTTCAAGGCTACCGCCCTTGTCTCCTTTAGGGGACCACGGTAGTGCTATAGCTTGCAGCAGTTTAACCGGTTCCACCACTTCTCGCACTGCGTCATTTATTGCCTGAAATTTCAACTTCAAATTCAGACGAATTGGGGACGACCCCTGCCATATCCTACGGCTTGACGCACGGGTGATCATTGACTTCTTATCTCCTGTAATGATCTGTGCAACGACGTTACCCTCGTTCAGGATCGACGATGGAATAAACGGATCCCACCTGGACTCCACTTCCATTCGTATCGGTTCCTGCATTGGGGCAACAATCGAACAGTGATTTCTAATACTAGTTACCGTAATCAAGTATTCCTGAGGAACAACCGTACCATCAGGAAAGGTAAAACCAACAGTATTCCACACACCACTTTTGTTCCCGCCGGCCTTCATTTGCTCCCGAGCGTAAGCAGTAGTGTGAAACGGGTTCTTTTGACCTGGATCTGTCGTGTTTTCTGGAAAAAGTGACATTACCTACCCCCGACCGTCAGTTTGCCAGTGGAAAGCTGAGTTACCCACGGATCCGCGGAATCGAACGGGTTTCCAACAGACACTGGCTTTACTTCGGTTTGGGTCTTACCAACGTTATCAGATAGTTTATCAACTGATTTACCCATTTTTTTCATCTCTTCCGCAGCCGCTTTCACGATTCGATCCAACTCAGCAGTATCAATCTTGGCCGGTTTATAACCAAACTTCCGCTCGGTGTCTTTCCGAATCTGCTCCTTCGATTCAACCTTTGGTCGCTTATACCCAGTAATCTTCCCCACCAACCATGGTTCCATCCTGGTAACGATGTTCTCTCTGGCCGCAAAACCGACAGCCACCCCAACCTGCCGTGTGTACTCCCTATTTGTAGCTTCCTCAACCAACTGTTTTTTGGTCTTGTTGTACTTCTTTGATGCAGCTTCAAGACCACCCGGTCTGCCCATTATTTCTGCATCACGCACGGCGATGACTTTACCAAGACCTTGTGCCGACACAATGGCCTTTCCACCAGACACCTTTGCTTCTTTAATAGCCTTTATTAGGTCATAAATCTTCTTTATGGTAAACGCAATCCCGCCTACAACCGCAGCCATCGATACCGCGTATTTAAGAAGTTGACCGCTGCTTGATGGTTCAGTACCTTTGCCACCCCCCATTCGCTCAAGCAGTTCCTTCGTCCATTTTGCTTTGTACGCTCTGGTATTGAAGAAGTGAAACAGCGAATTCGATTCACCCTCCGTGTAGTTGATTCCGGGTGAAACGCGTTCTACTGGCTGTGGTGCTGGCAGTAGAACGCGTTTCACCCG